GTAAGCTTTCTAGATAGGAAATAAAAAACTTAAGGGGGATAGCTCAATTGGTCAGAGCACTGGTCTCATAAACCATAGGTTCCGGGTTCAAGTCCCGGTCCCCCTACCATTAGCCGCTTTAGCTCAGGGGTAGAGCTTCTGTTTTGTAAACAGATGGTCATCCGTTCAAATCGGATAAGCGGCTCCATGCGGGCATAACTCAGTTGGTAGAGTGTCAGTTTTCCAAACTGAATGTCGTCGGTTCAAACCCGACTGTCCGCTCCAACTCCGGATCTAGTGTTCTAGCCACAGCGAGCGGGCTATGAGGTGCGATCCCTCACGGAGTATTTGGAAGAGTGTCCGAGTGGTCTATGGTGAGGCACTAGAAATGCCTTGTACAGCGATGTACCGTGGGTTCGAATCCCACCTCTTCCTCCAGCCCTGCTCTTGCAGGGCTTTTTTTTGAATAAAAATAAACATCAAGCGTCTTGTTATGTGCGGAAAAACTAACAGTAATCTATTTATATTATTGTTACAGAATTGTCCTTGTTGTAACTAGTTTTTTCGGTTTTTAAGCGGTGATCCTAATAAATTAGGATTCTAACTTTTTTCCTCATAGGAGGATTTTATTATGGCATTTGGATTAGCCCCCTTATCTCAAAGTTTTAAAGCAGATATGCGCATGATCGGTGGTATTGTTACCGGATCAAGCGGCGAGTATCTAGCTCTTCCCGTTTCGTCAACAGTGCTTGCCGGGATGAAAGGTCTCACGACCAACGAATGGAGTCTAAATTATCTTAGTGATAGTTTTGGAGCGGCTTCAGGATCTGTTATTCAAGCACTAAATTACTTGAGTGCGTCTATTGGCGCAACCGCAGGTGATGTCACTGGTCCAGGATCATCGACTGACAATGCTGTTGTTCGTTTTAATGGTACTAGTGGTAAAACCATCCAGAATTCTACTTTGGTAACATTTACTGACGCTGGTGCGTTTGTTGGTGGTGCTGGAGCTAGTTATACATTTTCAGCCAATGGACAAATTTCCGGTACCAACAAAGTTGTTGCTGGATCCGACGTTCAGGCTCCTCTTGGTAATGTGTCCGGTGCTTTGTCACTTGCATCTGCCAAGTTGACAATTAATGGTACTGACGTGGCAACACAAGCTGGTGCTCTTGTAGCTCCAACCACCGTCTCGGGTGCTGGTGCTGTTAGTGGTCAGAACCTAGTAACAGAGGAAGCTACTATTACTGCTGCTGGTGTCATCTCTGGTGCAGGTGCTCTACAGGGACAATCAGTCTCCGTAGCCAACGCAGTGGTCATTACATCCGCTGGCGCTGTTGAAGCTGCTACTTCGGTTGTGGCAACCACTACGGTTTCGGGCGCAGGCGCTGTCAGCGGTCAAAACCTAGTGACAGAGGAATCTACCATAACAGCCGCAGGTGTTGTTTCTGGTGCAGGTGCTGGTCAGTTCGGTACTCTTGCCACAGAAGAAGCTACAATCAGCGTTGCTGGTGTTGTTTCTGGTGCAGGTACCGCAACCTTTGGTGGTGTTAGTTCCCGCACGGCATTGGCAACAACCATTATGTCTGGTGCCAGCTTGGGTATCGGTAGTGCGGATGACAATGGTTTGACTGTCTCTGTTGCTGGACTCCTTGCAGGTGGTGCTGGATTAGACAGCTACGGAATTACTGCCGCTGGTGTTATTTCTGGTACTTCTTATACCGCAGGTACAACAATGTCTGCTTCTGGTCTTGTCTCTGCTAACTCTTTGACCACCGAAGAAGCAACAATTTCTGTTGCAGGTGTTGTTTCTGGAGCAGGTGCGCTACAAGGTGGTGCTCTCTTCATTGGCAATGGAGCGGGACAAGTCACCGCTGCTGGTGCTGCCATCTTTGGTGGGACAGTGCAAGCTGCGGCAGTCAATGCAGGTGCAATTAAATCCGTTATTGGTGGTTCTATAACTGGTTCTGTTGGTGCTGGTATTGTTGCCTCAAACACTGGGTCTGTTAATAATGCTAACCAGAAGGTTGCGTTTTCTATCTCTAGTAGCGATATTTCTACCGCTGCTAACTCTGCTCTCATTCCAAGAATGGTCATGCAGGGAACAAATGAAGCAGGCGCACTCGCAAGTTATATGATTACAATTACTGGTGGTCTTCTACAGACTATTGAGTTGGCCTACGGTACTGCTCTACCAGTATAATTGTTTTTGTAAAGTTTTTTAAGGACAAACGGTTTTATGAAAGGGGTAGCTTCGGCTGCCCCTTTCTTGTTTGTTTATCTATATACTACTAGAAATTCTAGAGGAGTTTCTTAAGAGGGATTTTATAAATGGCTTTTGGTCTAATCGGTGATAGTGGATCCGCTCAGGTAAATGGTGAAATATTAGGTGGTTTAGTAACCGGCACCAATGGTGAATTTTTATCTCTGCCAATATCTTCTACCGTTCTTGGTGGACTTGCGGGAACTACTAATGAGTGGAGCCGGTTTTATCTCAGTGACAGTTTTGGGGCTGCCTCAAGTTCGCTGATCCAAGCCTTAAATTATCTTAGCGCCTCCATAAAAGTAAATGCGGATTCAGATGTAGAAGGACCTTCGTCAGCTACGGATAATGCAGTTGTAAGGTTCGATGGCACTACGGGAAAACTTATTCAAAATACATCCGTAGTAACTATTTCTGATGCTGGTACCGTTGCCGGCGGCGCAGGCGTCAATAGTTATGGATTTTCTGCTACTGGACAGATTTCTGGTGCCAATGCTGTTATCGCCGGTACAACAGTATCAGGTGCTGGTGTTGTGGCTGCTAAAGCTTTAACCACAGAAGAGGCGACCATTAGTGTTGCTGGTGTTGTTTCTGGAGCAGGCGCTATCCTAGGGCAAAAACTTACCATTGCAGATAGCGATGTTATTACAACCGCAGGCGCAGTTGCGGCAGTCACGACTGTTTCAGGCGCTTCTTCTCTTGCTGGTGCAAAGCTAACAATTAACGGCACCGATGTGGCCACACAAGCTGGGGCGCTGGTCGCTCCAACCACTGTTTCTGGTGCGGGTGCAGTTTCTGGTAAGTCCCTTACAACTGAAGAAGCTACGATATCTACTGCTGGCGCTTATTCAGGTTCTGGGGGTATAGATGGGCAAAGCTTGACAATTGCTAATCTTTTTAAAGCAACAAGTAATGGCTCAATAACAGGATCTGGATTAGCGACATTTTCAAATACAGAGATTGCCCAAGGCGGTGGTTATAAGCCAGCACTGATTATTTCTAGTAGTGAGATTTCAACAGCAGCAAATGCTGCATTAATACCAAGGTTTATAATACAGGGAACCAATAATGCTGGCGGATTAGCAGACTTTATGATTAGCGTTAGTGGGGGTATGTTTCAAGTACAAGAACTTAGTAACGGAACTTGGCCACTTTAGTAAAGAGACTTGAACTTAAGAAGCTCATCTTTCAAGTCTCTTATTTAAATGCCGAACAAAATGAGATATTATATAAGTGTGATTCTATTGATCAAGAAATAAGTGATTATATAAAGCAGAACTTTCCTGAGCAGTATAAAGAATTTATAAAACCAAATGAGACAACCACAGAATCAATAATTGAAGAAGACAATAATAGTGATTCTCAAGTAAAATGTCAAAATAAAGATATAAAAAGGTTGTACAGAAAAATTGTAGAACTAACACATCCAGACAAAGCAGAAGACCAAGAAGATATTTTTAGAAAGGCGACCAGCGCCTATAAAGAAGAGAACCTGGCAATATTATTAGAGATAGCGTCAGAGCTTCGAATTAAAATAAATGAATTGTCAGATGAATCTATGGAAATAGTGCAAGGAAATATACAGGTCTTAGAAATTAAAGTAGAGGAACTAAAACAATCTACTGCTTGGGTCTGGCATAATTGCAAATCGGACAAAGAAAAAGATATGTTAGCACGGATGATCTTATCTTATAAAGGAATAGATGTAGTTTAATCTCCTATACAAAGATCATCAAATATTTGTTTAATTTGCAAAAACACTGTTTCTGAGTTTACTGCGGGTGTAAACAGTCTTCTGTTTTCTCCGTGAACACAAGCCAAAAATGTATTGTGGTGTGGTTGTAGGGCAAAAACAAAAAGTTCAAAAAGCTCATCTTGCGCAATTATAGATATCTCAGAACAGGTTTTCCCCGTTACAGTTTGAGCCACTTCATCAGTCATTGTTATTATTACTTTCTGTGAATCAATTCTCCAAGAAAATGGGTAGAGTTGCATTGTCCAAAACATTGCATCTATAGTTGGTTCCATGCCTGCGCTTTGGATCATTCTGGCAGCTTCTAAAATATCTAGAAACTCATCAGCGGGCACAAAGTTAGAAACCATTCTTGCGTACTGATATGGAGGTCTTATCTCGCCATTGCCTGCTGTGCCTACGGCAACCAGTCCAAAGCGAAATGTGCTCGTTATCGGGTCGTCTAAGAGCGGAGCAATGCCTTGTATCATTGACTCTATCTCTTCATCAAACGATCCGGATATATCGAGAACAAAAACTAAATCAACACCACGATTATCAAACCCCTCATCAACCGCTCCGTCACAATCATTATCTAAATTATCACAAACTTCAACACTAGGTAATATCTGACCATCACAAGGAACATCAAAACCGCCATCAGTACAATAGCGAATTCCAGCACGACATTCCCCAACAGCCATTGTTCCTTCTGGTCCTTCATAGCAAACAATAGCTGTAGAATTTGCTATTCCTTCATCAGCGGTACCATTACAGTTATTATCTAATCCGTCACAGATTTCATCAGAGGGTCCAACGTGTCCGTCACAATATACATTACCATTATCGCATTTCATTACACCCGGTGTGCATATGCCAACACCATAATCAGCGCCTTCAACAAAGCCACACAGTTGATGCTCCTCGGGATATGTTTCGTCAATTAAAACGTCACAGTCGTTATCCATCCCGTCACAGATTTCTTCACTTTTTCCAACTGCCCCAAAACAATCGCCCCATCCTTCTATGGTGCAAATTCTTAGACCATATGAACACTGACCAGAAAGACTGGGTGGGTTGTCTGGATCCAAAGAAGGTATTGCTTCTCCTTCAAATGTGCAAACTTGTTTTTCGCCTGGAAGGCATTCAAGTCTTACTAATTCTTCATCATCTATACAAGCAGAACAAGCTGTTAGAATAAAGGAGAGAAAAAGTAAAACAAAACGTTTCATTTCATAGTGGCCTCAACACATTTTTCATGCGATGAATACAAAACCATACTCATAACAGAACTGTTGAAAACTCTGAACCTCATTTGTTTTAGGGGTAGATCTTCTTTTTTATAAGATGCCGTCATAACAATTGGCGGAGTTTTGTCTGATTGGGTAGGAAGTTTAAATGCTAGTAATAAAGAGTTCCCAGGACCATTCTGAACAATACCAGAAATATATCCATCTTTTATAATCTCTGGTATACCAATTTGTGCCGGAGACGTATCACCGCTTTCAGTTGTAATTGTATTACTAAAATGAACTACCCATTTACAATTCCCATGTTGTCCTGGAGTATAATAAGTAGATTTTTTACTGATTACTGTTTTATGGAGGCTGTTTGCCTTAACATAATAGTGGAAAGATACGGCACTAACTAAAGCCAATATCACTAATAAAGTAACTTTTCTGGGTACGAGACCAAACATTTAAATCCTCCTTATTGGAGGGGATCTAGGTTTAGTACCTCTCCAGTGGGCGATAGAGTAATAAAGGGCATCTTCTTTATCTCTCTAGTAAGTATCTCAGTTCCTTGTGTTTTAGGAGTTTTTTCTATCCAGACAAGGATTTGCTTTTTTTCTTTTACTTGTCCGACATAAGACCATTTACCTTCAACTTTTTTCCAAATACTAGGAAAGTCAAAGGTTTGACCACCAAAGAGTAAGATACCAGATAACATTACAGCGTTTATCATTTTGTTAAGGTTCCTTTAGTATAATCCTTAAAAAGATTTACTATGGATAAATAGTATCCTTTCCATCTACTTACTGTATTATGAATAAAAAATCATCACTTTACGTCAAGTTTCTTATATTTTTATTATTTTCACTGTCAAGTTGTGCAAGCGGATGTGCAACAATCAACATCTCAAACCCTGTAAAAGAGAAGATTTCAAGACACTCATTTGTACAAGTTAGGCAATTTGTACAACTTGAAGGCTGTGGTCTTGATAAGGAGACAGGTAAGGAAAAGTGTCAGACAGCAGAAATGAGATATGTCTCTTCTGGGGCTTTTGTTTTTCATAGTGAGGTTGAACAAGGAACTTCATATATTGTGACTGCTGGACATTCTTGTGAAAATAGCATGCCATCTACTCAAAACGTCGATGGCTTTAGAATAGTTAATAAAGGTTCTAGATTCATAGTGGTTGGCTTAGAGGGTAATCAGCACGACGCCAAGGTAGTCAGCATTAATAAAAGATTTGATCTATGCCTTATACAAGTCTCAGATGTACATAAAAATCCTCCTATTCTTAGAGTTGCAGATAAAGAACCTGCTCGTGGGGAAATCGTTGTAAATATGGCTGCACCTCATGGATTATTTTGGTCCGGTACTGTCTTGATCTTTAGAGGAGCCTTTTCTGGTTATCATAACCGTGGGTATTCTATTTATACAATACCTACAAAACCGGGGTCTAGTGGTTCTCCAATTACAAATTCTAGCGGTAAATTAGTTGGAGTTATTTTTGCAGGATACAGAATGATAGAAAATGTAGGATTGTCATCTCCTCTGGTCGCAATAAAAGTATTTCTTAAAAAATCAATTGCCAAAGGTGAGATGGGTTTATGGGAAAAAAGCAACAAACCTGAAGTCAATACCCAGGTTGATCGGATCTGGATGGAAAAAATGAAAACAAAACTAAATAAAGTTTTCGGAAAGTAAATACTTATATTAGCTTTATAATACAGGTGGTTTATTATGCCAGGGTTCAGTAACAATTCTCAACAACGTGCGGGCAATACTTTAGGTGCTAATGCAACAGGGTCAGTTCGTATACCATTAGAGCCATATGCAAATCGGTTTCCTTATACTGGAAATTCTCACGTTGCTGATATCGACAACTTTCGTAATAACGGTGTTCCTATGCCAGTATCTGGAACCGGTGGAGGAGAAGCTACCTGTGTTCACGTTGCATCTTTATCTGCCTTAGATGAGGTATACCTTTGGGCTTCAAATAAAGGAACTGCAAATGCACAACTTACTTTATCCTATGTTTCTGGTGGTGTTCAAATAGATGGACAAACCGCTGCTCAATCTGTCGTTGAGGCTGCTCTATTGAGTAACCAGAGAATTATTACTACAATAAGAGGAAAAGCAGGATTACAATTAGTATACCCAGGTATACCTCACACAAACAATGATGCAATTTTTGCAATATCATCAAATACAGATATGAACATATGTGGTTTTGTAATGAGAAGATTTAGAGAAAGTCCCACTGATATTAATCAGGGATTTGACGGACAAGAATAATGCCAGGATTTGGAAATAACTCACAAAGATCTCAAAATGGTGGAGCTTTCGCCGCTGGGGCTTTTGGTACAAAAAGATTCCCCCTATCCTCAGCGTCAAGTTCTTTTATGCCAATAGTCTTAACAGATGCTGGAGAGTCTGTGTCTAAATCTACATCATTACATTCTGGATCTTTAACCTCGATGGACGAATTATATTTATGGGCTGTCAATAATGGAGCGAGCGATTGCTTCCTTACAATATCTTTTGATGATGATAGAACCGAAGGTAATCAGGCAAGCCAGCATACCGTAGAGCCTGTTATAACAAAATTAGAAGCATCAGGGGGAGCAACTTTGATATGGCCCGGTATTCCAATTATATCTTTGAATGAAACTGTTCCAACTGTCGTTTATGCAAGTGGATCTGCTAGTAGTAAGATAAGTGTACATGGTTATATAATGAGAAGAAACAGGGTTAATCCACAAAATGCTAATCAAGGATATGACGGTTCAGAATAATGGCTATTATCGATAGAAGAATAATGGGTCCAGTCACGCAGTTTCCGGTCAGCGGTTCTGGTGGTGGTGGTACAGATTTAACTATCAACAACAATACACTTGGTAATATTTTAACTGCCACCGGACAAGGTGACACAATATCCGGCTTAACAAATTTCAAATATGATGGAGCTTTGACAGCTAGTACAGATTTCTATATCAGCGGTAGCGGAAATAATCTAATGATTAACGGAACTGATCCGACTGGAAGTCTCAAGAGATATGAACTTAAAGTAGAGGGTGGCAGACTAGTTGTTGTTATGAACCCCGAATAGATATTTACTAACTATTTATAATACACTAGAAAACGGAGGCATCCTTAAAAAATGAAATCTATTCTTGATAAAGTAACTAAAAGATTCATATTGGGAGAAGCACTAAATTTCGATGCAGCAGCATCGGTTCAGGCTTTATCCGATATTGTATCTTCAATAAGAATAACAAATAAAAGAGATTCTAACAGAATTTCCTTGGCAAAAGAACATCTTCGTGGTATAAAGAGACAGATGAGATCTCTAAACGAAAAAATAGGATCTTTGGAAGAAGAACTAAATCTTTTGAAAGAGGAAAAATAAATGGGTGGTATAGCTGGGCATATGTCCCATCTTTATGACAATCCAAGTCTAACGTTCTCCAAAATGAAAGAGATCATGCAATCCGTCTACAGTGCCGATATAGATGCGGAAGAAAAAGTAGATGGACAAAATCTCTTCCTTTCGTATTCTACGAAAGACGGAAAAGCCAAAGGAGCCAGAAATAAAGGAAACCTTCGAGGCGGCGGACTCAGTGCCACTGACTTAGCTTCCAAATTTGCGGACAGAGGTAATTTAACCGATGCTTTTGTTGATGGATTTTCTGGCTTTGAAAAAGCGGTAGAAGCATTATCAGATGAAGAAAAAATACAAATATTTGGCGATGATGCTGACATTTGGTATAACGCTGAAATAATGGACCCCGACAATGCAAATGTTATTCTTTATGATTCTAAAACTCTAAAAATACACGACAGAGGTCATTTTAGATTTGATAAAGAGTCTGGCGAGAAGACCGATGAAGATGTATCTGCAAATCTTGCAGTGTTAGATAGTCGTCTAGAAAATATGCAAAATAAATTATCTAATGAAAAATTCTCTCTTGTTCGTAGTGCTATACTAAACCTGAAAAAGTTAGAAGATCAAGAACCTTATAAGAAAGCAGTTTCATCTATAAGTTCTCTTGTAACATCTGAGGGGTTATCTGATTCTGATACGATCGGATCCTATGTTTACAAAAGACTTTATACAGGATTGGACGATCAATTTCCAGAAGATTATAGGAAACAAATTTCTCAATATCTTTTGGGCATGCCCGGTAATATTGGCTTAAGGAATCTTAAAAAAGACCAGAATCAAGAGACCAAGCAAACTTTATCCGACATAAGAAATAGTAAACAACTTTTATTGAGACAAGCCATAGCTCCGTTAGAAGGAGTCATACACGATTTTGCTGTTGAGGTTCTTAAAGGCTTACAGAGTGTTTTTATTCTTGACTCAGGAAAAGAAGTCGAGAGACAAAAACAAGAACTAGCAAAGGCAGTTGAAAATATAACAGCGGCTGGTGATACTGATCCTCAAAGTATGGAAGTACTTCAACAACAACTTAATAAGATCAAAGATATGTCTAATATTACGACCCCTGTTGAGGGTATCGTATTTGACTATGATGGACATATGTATAAACTAACGGGTAATTTTGCTCCTATAAATCAAATACTAGGTCTTTTCAAATATGCAAAAGGTGGTACTAAATTAACTAACGAATCCCTCAACAACAGCACTGTAATAACAGAAGTAGAGGGAAAAAGAGTTGCACTACTTCCTGGAGGTTTTAAGCCTCCACACGCTGGACATTATGGTTTAGCCAAAATGTTATCCTCCGATCCAAATATTGACAACGTTATAGTTATCATTGGTGGCAAAAGCCGTGAGTCAGAAATTGAACCCAAGATAGTAGTTACTCCAGAACAATCTAAAACCCTATGGGACATTTATACCAGGAATGATGATAATATTAAAGTCAGAATCCAAACTGGGAAAACACCAGTAGGGGATGTCTATGATTTAATAGCAGATCCTTCTCAATTTTCTGAAGGAGATACCGTCATCCTCGGAAAAAGTGATAAGGATGTTGGCGATAAAAGATATGCCGGCGCACAATCCTGGGCAGAAAGAAACAATCCCGGAGTTAACGTTGAAGAAATGGTTTTCCCTGTAATCGGTGGTGCTGGTATGGGAGGGACACAGCTTAGAAATTTGGTCGCTGCCGGAGAGAAAGAAAAATTCATTTCTAAACTTCCAAAACACTTAAACGACAAAGAGAAAGAAACTGTTTGGAATGTCGCATCTTCTGCTTCAAATGAATCGCTAGATAGACTAATAGATGACACCATTGATGAAATGGCTACAGTTGCATCCGGAGCAGTTGAAGGTTCACCAGGAGGCTTCGGAACGGGTGGGGCAAATCCTTACAATGTGTTCAAACCAAGAAAAAGAACAACAAATAAACCAAAGGTTAAAAGAGCAAAACGTCAACGACGGAGATAATTAATACACTATGACTACAATCAACAGAGACAAACTAATTGCTGAAGAACTTATTCGAACTCATGTTCGTAGAAAAATCTCAGCGAAGATTCTAGCTAAAAACATAGCAGAACAAAAGATACGAAAAGTTGTTCGTAAGCTTCTAGAGACGGCCACTGGGGCAGATGAGTCCTCTAAGTCAACTGGTATTAATGTTCTAGCTAATTTGTTAGAAAAAATAGTTCCAATACTGGAAGATGATTATAAGATGTTAACAACCTCTGATCAACAGAGAGAGTCTTTTAGGAATCACATTGTGCAGGCTGTAAAGAATGCTCTCAAGCCAATTGCTGCAACTGACGACGCCGAAGATAGTGTTGCTGAGAACGTAGTTTTTGATATTGATGCCGACTTACTCTCAGAGAAGTTGAAGATAGATTTGGATGCCTCAGACGATGATGAATCTGTAGAAGGTGAGTTCATTGATATTGATGCTGGTGAAGAAGAAGATACCTTCGGTAGTGATTTGGATGGGCAAAATGAAACAGGTAGAAACTTTGCAGCAACATCCTTTAAAAAAGTAGAGAATCAGATTGTTGATGCATACGATATGCTGGCAGATGATGAGGATAAGGATGTCTTTTATGATTACCTTCTAACAAATCTTCTCCTTTACTTTGATAAGTTCGAAGATGAATTATCTCCAGATTCTGCTACTTCAACAACCCCAGAATATGAAGAAGAGGTGGAGGCTGAAGAAGAAGAGACTGAAGCTTCCGTGGATTCAGAAGAACCTTTAGAAACAGCAGAAATATAAATTTATAGTTTTCAAAACTTAACACTTTTGTCAGCTTCGTTATAATAGCTTGCAAGCTTTTAACAGCCTTTAATAACTCTTTTCTATTTTTACTACTTTATTCTACCTTTTAACAGCTTAAGCTTTGCTAGCATATATAAAAGGGTAAATAACTTGACAAGTGTTTCATTATAGTATATAACTATTATACAAGGGGGTAAACGGTATCGATTGATGGGGAAGTAAAAACGGTGCAAGGGTGAGGGAAGCGTGGCTCACTAAAAACGCTTAAACTTTTAATCGCAAATGACGATTTTAACATGGAGATGGCGGCTTAATAACCTGACCACTCTTGAGGCGACGGCAGCCAATAAACAGAAAGCCGTATTTGGTAGTCCTAAGTGATTTTGATTGTTTTAACCGTAATAAAATAATCTAGTCAAGTTGTCTGTCCGACGATAAACACAGACACAACCTTGTGAATGACCGCTTTATGGAACTAGACAAGACGGGAGTTCGATTCTCCCTACCTCCACCAGAAGAAGCTGCCTTCGGGCGGCTTTTTTCTTTTTCTGGTGGCTACTTATTATAAGCAACTTCCTAAGGGAAAAAATATGACCAAAACATTAATATTAGATACAAACGTTTATCTCACAGAGGTAAGCTCGTTATTTGCATTCGGTAAAAACAATATCGCAATACCAACAATTATCTTAGATGAAATTGACAAACACAAAAGCCGTCAGGACACTGCCGGGTTTAATGCCCGATCAATGAATAGAACTTTAGATAACCTCCGGAGAAAAGGAAGTTTGTTTGAGGGTGTTTCACTTGGACGAGGCAAAGGTAAGGTTTTTGCAGCACAATATGATCCTAGATATATGCCAGCAGGGATGGCCACTTCTGATTCGGACAACAAGATTATTGCTATAGCTTTACGTTTAAAACTAGAGGGTAATGAAATTGCTGTTGTATCTCGTGATCTAAATATGCGTGTCAAATGTGATGCTTTTGGGTTAGAGTGTCACGATTATCAGCCACAGCAGGTCATTAAATCGGTTGAGAAGTTATTTGATGGCACAGAAACCATAGAAGTAGAGGATGACTTCATTGACGCATTCTATCAGTCAGCAGATGGTCTTTTGTTACCAGATCAGGATAGAAAACTTTTTTCAAACCAATATATTATTCTAATTGGTAAAAGAGATCCAAAAAAGTCGGCAGTCTGTAGGTTTATTAATTATCATGTCCCCCTGAGGAAGGTATATAACTATAAAGATATCTGGGGACTAAGCGCCAATAATAAAGAGCAAAAATTCGCTATGGATCTTCTATTTGATAAAGACATTAAGATTGTTTCCTTGACAGGTCAGGCTGGAACTGGTAAAACATTAATAGCTGCTGCCTCTGGGCTTGAACAAGTTTTAAACTGCACAACGTCTCAGGGTGGTTATGACAAGTTAATTATTACTAGACCTGTACAGCCACTGGGAAGAGATATTGGATTTTTACCAGGAACGTTAGAAGAAAAGATGATGCCTTGGATTGCCCCTATACGAGACAACTTAGAGCATTTGTTTGGCGATAGAACTGCTCTTGATATGCAATTAGAACAAGGAGTCATAGAGATTGAAGCTATGACTTATATTAGAGGTCGTTCAATTTCCAACGCTTTTATGGTTGTAGATGAGGCTCAGAACTTAACACCTCACGAATTAAAGACTATAATAACTAGAGTAGGACATGGAACTAAATTAATTTTGACTGGCGATATCCAACAAATTGACAATTCATATGTTGATGCAGTTTCTAATGGCTTGACTTATGCGGTGGAAAAATTTAAAGAATATGAGATTTCTGGACATGTATCCCTGATCAAAGGAGAAAGGTCGAAGTTAGCTACTTTGGCATCTGAGATTTTATGAGAAACTATATCGCTGAGAAAGTTTATAATACCTTGCAACATTTTAATTTTGGCGGTATCGCTGTAGTCATAGATGACCCCCTGCCGGAATATCTTGATTTACCCTCTGTGTTGAAAGTCATAGAAAAAAACATCCCAAAAGTTTTATATGACGATATAGAACAAATTCGGGTTGGAGAATATGACTTCTTTGAGGAAAGAAATATTAATGCCCTTTATAAAGACAGTATTTTATACATCTCTAACGATCAAGATAATTTCAATGATTTGTTGGACGATATTATTCACGAAATCGCTCACCATGTAGAAGAAAAGCTACCAGAAAAGATTTATGGAGATCAACTCATCAAGCGGGAATTTCTTAATAAAAGGAAACAATTAGAGTTTGAATTAAGGACCGAGGGATACTGGACTGAAGAGTATGATTTTAAAGAAATAAAGTTCAATAAAGAGTTTGATACATTTCTTTATAAGAGATTAGGAAAAAGAATGCTTAAGATGGTAACATCAGGAATGTTCATTAGGCCATATGCTTCTATATCCCTTAGAGAATATTTTGCTACAGGCTTTGAAGCCTACTACTTAAGTACAGAGAAAAGAGACGCCTTGTTTCAGATAAGTCCAGAACTTTTCAAAAAAATTGATGATATTGATAAAAAGCTAAAATCTTATTAAATAAGAAAGCAGGTTACATTGGCTGGAAAGCATATTTCCTACTCGGAGTGGAAGAACTGGCATATTTGCCCGCACTACCACAAACTCACCTACATTGATAAAGTAACTCAGTTCGAAGGCAATATTTTTACAGCCTTTGGTAAGGCCCTTCATACGGTTTGTGAGTATACTTTGACCTCCCCCGAAAAGTATCGGAAGGCTGGCGCAATTGAGGCGCTAGTTAAAGCGCAGTTTCTGAAAGAACTTGAGGCTCTACCCGAGGGTGAACAACAGAGGGCCAAACGTGATTTTAAGCTCAAAGAGTGGCTTGTAAGTGGTTTGGAAATCGTTCCCGACCTTTACCGCTGCTTGACCGAGAAGTTCGGCAAGCTGGGAGAGGACTGGGAAGTGCTCAAAGCCGAAGAACAACTCTATGTGCCCATCACCGAATTCACGGAAGCAGAAAAAAAGTTTAAAGGCTTTATTGACCTTGTGGTCTACTCCAAGAAGGATGAAAAGATTCATCTGATTGACTGGAAGACCTGTTCGTGGGGATGGAAGCGTGAAAAGAAGAGCGATACCATCTTAGCTTACCAGTTGGTTTATTACAAACATTTTTATGCTCGCAAGTACGAGGTAGAACCCAAGGATATTGATTGTCATTTTGTTTTACTCAAGCGTACAGCAAAGGCCGGCAAGAAGGCAGAATTCGTTAGAGTGACGGCTGCGAAAAAAAGAACGACAGATGCCCTTAACGCTTTGACTAAAGCACTGCATAATATCAACAAACAGAATTATATTAAAAATCGTACCGCTTGTACAAGCTGCAAAGACCGTTTTGGAACTTGTGAATTTTATCAGACGGAATATTGTTTATAGGGAGTAACAACTTGTCAGAAAAAAAGATTAAAGTATTAACAATTAGTGATCACCCTCTTTTACCATCGGGGGTAGGAACTCAAACCAAGTATGTAATAGAGGCACTGTTACAGACAGGAAGATTTGAGGTTATATCATTAGGAGGTGCAGTTCAGCATCCAGATTATACTCCTTCTAAAACCGAACAGTATGGTGACGATTGGGTTATCTTCCCTGTTGACGGGTACAGCAACGCAGACCAAGTTAGAGCCACGTTGTTACACCATAAGCCAGATATTTTATGGTTTATGACCGATCCACGTTTTTATGAATGGCTTTGGACAATAGAAGATGAAATAAGGAGTTTAGTTCCTACAGTTTATTACCACGTATGGGATAATTATCCTTATCCGTCCTATAATAAACGATGGTATGAGTCTACGGATGTTATTGCTACTATCTCTAAGGTTACTAGCGATATTGTACAAACAGTATCCCCAGACACAGAAGAAGAATATGTTCCGCATGCGGTTAATACAACTATTTTCCGAAAAATGTTTGCCCCCCAAGAACTAGAAATAGTTAAAACTATGAGGGAAGACAACTGTAAAAATAAGATGGTCTTCTTTTGGAATAATCGTAATGCTCGACGAAAACAAAGTGGCAGTTTAATTTTTTGGTGGAAAAAGTTCTTAGATAAAGTAGGTCACGACAAAGCAACTTTGATTATGCACACAGATGTAAATGATCAACACGGACAGCCGTTGAATTATCTGTTGCAGCAACTTGATTTAACTTCTGGTCAGGTTCAGTTCTCAACACAAAAGATGCCACCTGAACAATTGGCGATGTTTTATAATATGGCAGATTGTACAATCAATATTGCCGACGCTGAAGGTTTTGGTTTGGCGACTTTGGAATCTTTGGCTTGTGAGACACCTATCATAGTTACAATGACAGGCGGACTTCAGGAACAGGTCACAGATGGAGAGAACTGGTTTGGTATTGGTATAGAACCATCTTCTAGGGCAGTTATCGGAGGAGGTAATGTCCCATTTATTTGTGAAGACAGAATCAACGAGGATGACTTTGTTGATGCTCTTGTCAAAATCTATGAGATGTCAGCCGAAGAAAGGAACGCCCTTGGTGCAGCCGGTCGAGGACACGTAATGAAAAATTACAATTTTGACCAGTTTAAGTATCAGTGGATTAATCTGATGGAAAATGTTCACGAAAAATACGGTTCGTGGGATACGAGAAAAAACTATAAGAGTTGGGAATTAAAAGAATTATGAAAAGAGTTTTATTAAGAGGTCCAGTACTAAGCCGTAGTGGATATGGTGAACACGCAAGGTTTATCTTTAGAGCATTAATGGATAATCCATCTCATTTTGATGTTCACGTTGAACCAACTCCTTGGGGTGCTTCAAGTTGGATAATGAAAGACACAGAAGAAACTAAGTTAATTAAAACTTGTATAGAAAAGCACAATATGTATAAGGATGTATATCCTACTTATGATATTTCTTTTCAGGTTATGATCCCAAACGAGTGGCAAAAAATAGCGAAGGTAAACATAGGAATTACTGCCGCTGTTGAGACCGATAGAGCTTCTGGCCAATGGATACAAGCTTGTAATACAGTTGTAGATAAAGTTTTGGTGGTTTCGGAACATGCAAAGAAGTCTTTGGTAGATCCAATATATACGATTTTAAATGAACAGACTAAACAGCCAGTAGGTGCATTAAAATGCACGGTTCCTGTAGAAGTAGTTGGGTATCCTGTTAAGTATCACGATCAAGTTGATTTAGAACTAGAGTTAAAGAACGATTTTAACTTTATGACTGTGGCACAAGACAGTCCCAGAAAAAATTTAGTAAATTCTATTAAATGGTTTCTGGACGAGTTTAAAGACGATGATGTTGGGTTGGTGATTAAGTGTCACAAGATGAACCATTCGGTACCAGATAAGTTTCATGTAACAGATTTTCTAACGGGTATTGTTAATGCCCCGGAGTACGAAGATAGAAAATGTAATGTTTACCTTTTACACGGTAATTTAACTGACGGAGAATTACATTCTTTATATAAACATCCTAAGATAAAATCTTATTTTACAGCTACTCACGGAGAGGGTTTTGGCCTTCCTATATACGAAGCAGCATATAGTGGATTACCTATTGCCGCACCTGCTTGGTCAGGACAGGTTGACTTTTTATACGCTAATCAGAAGAATAAAAAATCTGGTAAGACAAAAAAGGTTCCAATGTTTTCAAAAATTAGATATGAACTAAAGGAAATTCAGCCTGAAGCTGTCTGGGATGGTGTTCTGGTAGCAGAGTCGAAATGGTGTTATGTGGAGGAAGACCACTTCAAAAAAACACTTAGAGAATGTTATAACAAGAACAATGTGAAGAAGAAACAAGCAGAAGAGCTAAAGGTCTACCTAGAAAAAGAGTTTTCTGCTGAAAACCAATATAAAAAGTTCTTTGACTCAGTCAATGAGTATCTGACTACCCCGGACGAAGAAGACGCCGGCGAATGGCAAAACATCTTGAATAAAGTTGTGAGCTATGATTAGAGAGGTAGTATTTGTTTCTGATTTCTTCTTAGAACAAGGAGTTAATGGCGGCGCTGAATTTTATAACGATAACTTAATGAGTCTCTTAACCGACTCATATTCGTTTACAAAAGTTCAATGTACTCAGTTAACTCCTTCTTTTATATTAGAGAATAAGGATAAGTTCTTTATTGTTGCAAACTTTATGACCCTTACAGAAGAAAACAAAGAACTCTTAAAGAAAGAAGTAGAATACATAATTTTAGAGCATGATCATAAATATGCTGCCAACAATAACCCAGCATTTTTTGATAATTTTTTAGTACCAGAAAATATGGTAATAAATAAAGACTTTTTCTCTAAAGCTAGGGCTGTATTATGCCAGAGCAAGCTTCATTCTGAAATTGTTCAAAAGAATTTAGTTGGATCAAACATTTGTAACCTTGGAGGTAATCTATGGACGGATTACCAAATAGAAGTACTTAGGGAAAGCATGAACAATGAAAAGACTATTGATTATGCAATAATGGAATCATCGAATAGAAATAAAGGAATGCCTTTTGCAATTGAGTATTGCCGGCAAAAAAATATTCAATATACGATGATCAAAAATCAGTCATATGAGGATTTTGTTAAAGAGTTATCAAAGGTTGACAGTTTAGTTTTCTTCCCACAATGGATCGAATCATACAGTAGGGTTGCTTTAGAGGCTAGGATCTTAGGTTGTAAGCTCATAACTAATGGTATGCTAGGCGTTGCTAGTGAGGATTATTTTTCAAGTAAACCTCAACAGTTAATAGACATATTGAGTGAAAATAATAAAAGTATACTAGATGTTTTCCGAAATGCACTAGAAGGAAAGTATGATAAGATAGATTTTCTTCCTCCAATTGAATTTCCCAAGATTACGATTCTTGGTACAATGTATAATGGATCAAAATATATTAGAAGCTTTTTGGATAGTATTGTTTCTCAAACAAACTTTAGTAATTGTGAACTTATTATCATAGATGCCAACTCACCTGATAATGAGTATGAAATAATAAAAGAATACACGGCCACTTATGATAATATCATATACAAAAGAATGGACGAAAAGATTAGTATTGCCGAAGCTTTAAACATCGGCATAGAGATGAGCACGGGAGACTTTTTAACATTCGGGCTTATAGATGATATAAGAGATCCTGATTGTTTGTCTATCTTGTCTAAACATTTGCATTTAAATCCGGGTATTGATTTAGTGTATGGGCAATGCTTGCAAACAGACAGCCCAAATGAGACAATGGATAATAACACTTCAGATGACAAATTTTACGAACATTCTACTTATGATTTTTCCAAAAATAGTATGATAAAGTGTTTACCCGGACCAATGCCATTGTGGAGAAAAGAAATGCACAAAAAATGTGGTTTATTTAATAAAAACTATATCTTTTCAAATGATTGGGATATGTGGCTTAGAGCGGTGGACAATGGTTCAAAGTTTAAGAAAATTGAAGCTGTTGTCGGACTATATTTAGCTGGAGGATTATCCCAGAGTGAAACAACAAACTTAAACCAACGCAAAGAAGAAGCCAAGCTTTTTTATAAATATAAACATTTGTTTGGGACAAAGAACGTGAATTCATATACATCATATTTTGAACAATTTACTGGAGAAACCAATGAGCAATAAGGAAAGAAAATACCTTCCAACATTATCTGAGTTAGTTGACCGACTTTCTATCGCACAATTGAAAGAAGTATTTATAGCAGAGCATAAAGAAGAATATGCGAAAGAGATTGAAGATATTGTACACGATATCCAAATGTGCCTTGATAGTACTGATGGCGCAATTGGTTCTGATGTAATCCGTGCGATTGTAGTTTTGTCACAAATGAATTTACACATTTGGCACAATGAATCAAATTATAGAAAAGGGATCAAGGATGGAAACGACCTTGAATTAACACACGGATTAAACGGGATTAGAAACACTGCAAAGAATAAGATTCAGGAAATTTGTGGTGGCAGAAAAGATTATAAAATTGACTGTTTAGCAGCAGACTTTAAGGACTGGGAGATTAGCTGGAAATGAAAGTATTAATTACTGGTGGTGCAGGTTATATTGGAAGTGAACTAACAGATGTCTTGTTGAAGGATGGTCACGAAGTAGTTGCATATGATAACTTAATGTATGATGCAACTAGTTTGCTTCGATATACTACAAACGATAATTTTGATTTTGTAAATGCTGATGTAAGAGACTTAAATACGCTAAAAAGATATGCATCAAAATCAGATATTATTATTCCTCTGGCCGCCTTGGTTGGATTTCCTCTGTGTGATCAAGACCCTCGTGCAGCCAAAGAGATCAACTTTGAAGTTAATGAATGGTTAGCAAAAAATAAGTCAAAAGACCAGAGGATAATTTACCCCTGCACCAACTCTGGATATGGAACGGGTGACGGAGCGGTATGCACAGAGGAATCCCCACTCAACCCAATTTCTTTATATGGCAGAACAAAAGTAGATGCAGAAACAGCCATAAGAGAAGTTGAAAACCACCTGACTTTTCGTTTGGCTACAGTTTTTGGACCATCTTCTAGGATGAGAACTGATTTATTGGTAAACAATTTTGTACTAAAGGCTCTTAGGGATCGAGTACTTGTATTGTACGAATGTGAGTTTATGAGAAATTATGTCCATATACATGATGTATGTGATTCTTTCAAGTATGTGATTGATAACTGGGACACTTGTAAAAATGAGACTTACAATATCGGTAATGATACTATTAATATGAATAAGCTTCAATTGGCACAGAAAATAAAAGAGCATTTACCATTAGAAATTATTAAAGCTGAATTTACTTCTGACCCTGATGTACGAGATTATGAAGTCAGTAGTCAAAAAGCATATGATAAGGGAATGATTTGTAATAGAGATTTAGATGTTGGGATCACCCAGTTGATTAAAAGTTATAAGATTATTGAATCTCCTTGGTATGCGAATTATTAATAAAAACAGGAGATTCATAAATGGCTTCCAATAATGTAGATGTTTTATACGTGCAACCAAACGGGGCTGGTATAATATATCAAGAACTAAGTAAAAACTATTCTGCTATTGAACCACCAATCTGGGCGGGGTTACTAGCTCAACATTCTCGTAAAAATGGGTTTTCTGTTGCAATTTTAGATTGTGAAGCTGAGCGTCTAAATCCAGATGAGAGTGCTAAAAGAATATTGGATATAAATCCACGCCTTGTGGCAATGGTTATCTATGGGCAACAGCCATCAGCATCCACACAAAATATGTATGGGGCTAGCGTTTTATGCGACAAACTTAAAGATTCTGGATCATCTTCAAAGATTGTTCTTATCGGACTCCACCCTTCGGCTTCTTCTAGAGAAACAATGAATAGTGAAAAAGCAGATTTTGTTTGTCAAGGAGAGGGGGCATATACTGTTGATGGATTATTGCAAAGTGATATGGACAATCCAATTCACTTAGATAAAATTCCGGGATTATGGTACAGGGATAATGGCGATATAATTTGTACCCGTCCGGCTCCAGTTGTCCCGCAGAAAGAACTTGAACACGAACTACCGGGGATGGCTTGGGATCTATTGCCTATGCACCTATATCGAACGGCCAATTGGCATGCTATGTCTAATAACAATGACAGGGAACCGTTTGCCTCACTTTATACCAGTCTCGGGTGCCCTTATCAGTGTACATTTTGTTGCATTAACGCCCCTTTCGGGAACAATAACGTAGAAAATGGACTACAATCAAAGAGTCGATTTAGGTGGTGGGACGTAGATTTCACTATGGGTGAATTTCAAAAAATTCATGATATGGGAATCCGCAACGTAAAAATAGCTGATGAAATGTTTGTTCTAAGAAAGGATCACTTTCTAGAGATTTGTAAAAAATTAAAAGAAAGAGAATTTGATTTCAATATTTGGGCTTATGCTCGCATCGATACAGTTCGTCCAGAGTATTTAGACGCTCTTAGGGATGCTGGCGTTAATTGGTTAGCTTTAGGAATTGAATCGGGTAACGCTACCGTAAGAAAAGATGTGATTAAGGGCAAATTTACAGAGGTAAATATTAGAGATTTAGTCCAAGAAATTAGGAACTCAGGTATAAATGTTATAGGTAATTACATTTTTGGACTTCCAGAAGACACAGCAGACACCATGAAAGACACGCTTGACATGGCAAATGATCTTAATTGTGAATTTTCTAACTTTTACTGTACAATGGCTTATCCCGGCTCAGCATTACATATTCAAGCTAAAAAGGAAGGCTGGGATCTTCCAGATAGTTATCAGGCTTATTCACAACACTCATATGAAATCAAGCCATTAGCTACTAAACATATTACTGCAAGAGAAGTTGTAGAATTTAGGGACAATGCTTTTAATTCACATTATAACAGACCTGAATATCATGATATGATTAGAAGTAAATTTGGTCAATCTACCGTAGATGAAATTAAGAATATGACTAAGATAAAACTAAAACGAAAAATACTAGGAGATTAAAGTGGCACTCTACACTAAAGATCAGTTAATTGCTTTTGAAGATATGATCGCTGCACATTTTAATAACGCAAAGATAAAAGCCCCTGTTCATCTTTATAATGATAATGAAGAACAGATTATTGAGATTTTTGATCGATTTAATATTGGCAAGGACGATTGGGTTTTCGGATCTTGGAGAAGTCATTATCAATGTCTCCTGAAAGGTGTTCCTTCAGAAGAAGTCGAGCAAGCATGTTTAGATGGCAGATCAATATCCCTCTGTTTTAATGAACATAATGTTTTTAACTCAGGGATTGTAACTGGAGCTATTCCCATTGCCGTGGGTGCTGCTCTTAGTATTAAAAAATCCGGAGGAAGTGGAAGGGTATTTTGTTTTATGGGGGATATGACTTCTGAAACCGGACAAGCCCATGAATGTATCAAATATTCTAGAAACCACGAACTTCCAATTCATTTTGTCATAGAGGATAATGGCAAGTCAGTTTGTACAGATACACGAGCTACGTGGAACTCTTCAGTCTTAACTTATGAAGGCGTACAAGATGAATATGTAACATATTATAGATACAATCTAGACAAGTATCCTCACGCAGGCGCTGGCTCTAGAGTACAATTTTAAAGGTATAAAAAATGGTTAAATACTTTGATGAACTAAAACGTGCTATGGAATATTTGGGAGAACAAGAAGACACAGTTTTCTTGGGGCAGGCTGTGGCCTACAAGGGAACAGCAATGTCTAATACACTAAAAGACATAGATCCAGAAAAATTGATTGAGATGCCTGTCTGCGAAGAAATGCAGATGGGAATTACTAACGGTCTGGCAGTCACTGGAAAGGTGCCAATAAGTGTTTATCCACGATGGAATTTTCTTATTCTTGCTGCCAATCAGTTAATCAACCACTTGGACCGTATGCCAACGTTTACTCACGGTGAATATTACCCTAAGGTAATCATCAGAACCGGAATTGGTTCCGAACGACCCTTAAATCCCCAAGCTCAGCATGTTGGAGACTTTACAGAGGGTTTTAGACTAATGTTGAAGAATACTGAAATTATCAGACTGAAAGAACCAGAAGATATTTTTCCAGCATATCAAAAAGCATACAACAGAACTGATGGTAAGAACACTATTCTGGTTGAGTATGGTGATTTTTATAATGAAAAATAAATCTGTGAAGGTTCTTTTTATAACTGAAAAGTGGTGCGAGGCTAATCCCCAAATGGGATTGACTAACAATTACCATAATCTATTTGGTTCTCTAAACAGTTGTGAATTCAATAACGTAGAATTTAGTGTAGCCCATATGGATGAATATGCTCTAGTAAAAAAACAGCATATTGACACATTTATTCCCACTCTCTGTGAGAGAGAAAAGCCAGATATAGTTATTTTCTCATTGTTGGGAAAATCACATCTTAATCCCACAGACAAGAGTTATGAATATTTCAGAGAATTAGGATGTAAGATTATCTTTATGTGGCCTGATATGCGACCTGACTGGGGGATATCTGAAGTCTCTGAATTAGAAAGTAAAGGATATGCAGATCTTCATGTTTGTTGGGGGTCTGAAAAGATTATTCCTACATCTTATGGAGAGAAGATGTTATGGTTATGGGCACCTCAGGACAAGAATCTCTATAAACCAACTGAAGACCAAGATATACCTGTAAGTTTTATTGGAAGCACTCGGCACCAAGAAAGACAGGTTTATCTCAATCAGTTGGTAAGTTCGGGAACTCAAATTCTAATAAAAGGTGGACAACGAGAACAGGGGTTAACACCCTCAGAATATTCTTCTTATATTCGCAGGAGTAAAATAAGCATTAACTTTCCGGGATCAGATGTCGGCGACCAATGTAAAGGTCGGGTGTGGGAAATATTAGCCAGCCGCTCTATGATGCTGGAGAGAAAAAATGATTCTACTAGTAAAATGCTGACTCCGGGTGAGGATTATGTAGAGTACGAGAATGTTGAAGATCTAAAGAACAAGATTAATTATTACTTAAACAATCCAGAAGAAAGAGATAAGATCGCCTCACGGGGACACGAGACTTACAAAGAAAAGTATACGGCAACTCACTTCTGGAAAAAAACATTTGGAGCTATAGGATATGAAATATGATGTATCGGTTTTAATGCCGGCTATTAGAACACACAATTGGTTGATGTTGTATGGAAGTTTATTTAATTCCTGCCGAAACCACAGTTTTGAATTGGTGCTAGTAAGTCCTTTTGACTTACCTGACAATATGAAACATTTTGATAACATTACACACATAAAGGATTTCGGTGCCCCAACTCGTGCAGCCCAAATCGGTGCTATTGCTTGTCAGGGAAGGTTGACATACCATTGTGTTGACGATGCTATCTTTTTACCAAACGCTATTGATACTGCAATCGAAACATATGATTCTATTTGTGGAAAAAAAGATGTCATAAATATGAGATACAGAGAAGGGGCAGAATATTCTGGGCAAACATTGCCCCCTCATTTCTGGACAGCTTGGGCTCACGATGAATTAAGGCTTCCCGGAATACCTCAACATTATAAGATTTCATTGCATCATATGATGAGTACGGAATACTTCAAAGAGTTGGGCGGATGGGATTGTCAGTTTGAATATATTAATCATCCACTGCACGACCTAATGTTCAGAGTACAGGCCGACGGCGGAAAGTTATATGATTCAAAATTAGATGCGACAACCTGCAATCACTTTGTAGGAAAGACAGTCGATCACGCACCAATTTTTGATGCTCAGACTTTCTTTGACAAGCCAATATTTGATACAATGTACGCAACCCCAGAAATTGCAACTACGAGAATCCATCTTGAGCTAGACAACTGGAAAAACTCTCCAGAAGTTTGGGAACGAAGATTTAAGAAAGATACAAAAGAGGAAATAGCAAAAAGTTACAAGGAGATGGGCTATGTCGGATAACAAACTGGTGAAACTTAACATTGGCTCCGGCGATAAGAAAATGTATGGCTTTGTAAATGTTGATCTCAGAAAAGAGACAGAGCCAGATGTTATATGTGATGTAACGAAGATTCATGAAAAGTTTGAAGATGTAGACCTTATATATGCTTGCCACGTTTTAGAGCATTTCCCAAAAAAATCATCCACTCATTTTAAAAATACTTGGTCTGAAGCTCTTAAGAGTTGGTTTGACTCCTTAAAGCCCGGTGGAATATTGAGGATAGCCATCCCTGATTTCCGAGCAGTATGTGAACAATATCTAATAGATGGCAATTTAGAAAATATACATTGTCTTCTATATGGTGGACAAAAATACGATTTTGATTTCCACTTCCACTGTTGGGATTTTGAAGAGATCGAGAAAGATCTGCAAAAGATTGGTTTCAAGACAGTTAGAAGGTATGACTGGAGAAAAACAGAGCATTCGCACGTAGATGACTACAGTCAGGCATATCTTCCACATATGGACAAAACTAACGGTAAACTTATGAGTTTAAATGTGGAGGCCATAAAATGAAGATAGGTATTATTGGGCTTGGAGTTGTGGGCAATGCTTGTAAGTTTGGTTTTGAGAAAAACGGACATAACGTAAAAGTTCACGATATAAAATTAAATACTTCTATTTCTGATGTACTAGCTACTGAAATTGTTTTTATATGTGTTCCAACACCAGAATCTAGAGATGGAAGCTGTGACACTTCTATAGTTGAGAGCGTAATCTCTGAATTACACAGTGTCAGTTATAAAGGACACATTGCTATCAAATCAACAGTAGCGCCGGGAACAACAGACAAACTATCAACCCTATTGGGCACACAAGTTAGTTTCGTCCCGGAATTCCTAAGAGAAAGATGTGCAATTACCGATTTTACAGAACATCACGATGTCTGTATGATTGGAACACACAGTGACGATGCGTATAAGAAGATAAAAGAAGCTCACGGTAGGCTGCCAGATAAGTTTGTTAGATTAACTCCAGCCGAAGCAGAGTTTTCCAAGTATTTTAATAATGTGTATAATGCTACCCTAGTTGTTTTTGCTAATAGTTTTTATGAAGCTTGCAAGGCTAGCGGTGTAAATTATGCAAACATAAAAAACGCAGTGGTGCAGAGAAAACACATCTCTGATAATTATCTAGAATGCAATGACAATTTCAGAGGATTTGGTGGTATGTGTCTGCCAAAAGATACGGCTGCGCTGGCAAAGATCTGTAAAGACTTGCCAGTTAGATTTTTTGACAGCCTGTTAGAAGAAAACAGAAAATACAAAACAACAGTTTTTGATGGTATGAGGGAATAATAATGAAGAAAAAGATTTTAATCACAGGAAGTCAGGGATTTATCGGATCATATTTGTGTTCTGAGTTACTGGAGAAGGGTTATAGTATTATAGGAATTGATAATTTCTCAAAATATGGCCCGGTCACTAGACCTCACGATAACCATCCAGATTTTCATTTATTGGAGATGGATGTTCTTGATGTTGACACTAAGAACCCACCATCTGAAATGCTTGATGTCGAGTATATCATCGCCGCTGCTGCTATGATTGGCGGTATTAGTTATTTTCATAAGTATGCTTATGATTTATTGGCTACAAACGAAAGAATAATGGCAAATACTTTTGATCTTGCGATCAATCTTAATAAGAATCATAACCTAAAAAGAATTCTAGTGCTATCAAGTAGTATGGTATATGAGTCCACAGATCTATATCCAACTCCTGAGGAAGAAATTGAAAGATGTCCACCTCCATATAGCACTTACGGATTTCAAAAACTGGCAACAGAATATTTTTGTAAAGGTGCTTATGAGCAGTATGGTGTTCCTTATAGTATTATTAGACCTTTTAATTGTGTAGGCGTTGGAGAAGAAGAGGCTATTGGCGAGGATAAGATTAAAAGCGGAAACATTAATTTAATGCTGAGCCATGTTCTTCCAGATATAATTAATAAGATATTAAAGGGTCAAAGTCCATTGCACATTCTTGGCGATGGTAGACAAGTTAGGTGTTACACTAACGGTAAGGACATCGCTAGGGGTATTCGCCTTTGTTTGGAGAGTCCGGCAGCCGAGAATGAAGATTTCAATATTTCAACCTCTAGGGCAACAACTGTTTTAGAACTGGCAGAAATAGTGTGGAATCTTGTTAACAAAGAAGAGGAATTTTCATATACTAGTGATGAGCCTTATGAATATGATGTTCAAAAAAGAATTCCCGATGTTTCGAAAGCAAAGAATATTTTGGGATTTGAGGCGCAAATATCTTTAGAAGATTCGGTTAACGAAGTTTTAGAATATATGGTGAACAAAAATAATGAAGCCTGAATTATCGATAATATTACCCAGTATCCGAACTGAAAGATTAGAAAGTCTTTACGAATCTATTTTAAAGTCAACTAAAAGAACTTTTGAATTAATTATTTGCGGACCTAATCAGTTACCTGAATCTCTAAAAGATCTTAAGAATATTAAATTTGTAAAAGATTACGGATCACCTGTTAGAGCTTCTAATATTGCTGCATCTCTTTGCGAGGGCAAGATATATACTTGGTTCGCAGATGATTGTATATTATTTGAGGATTCATTAGATAAGTGCATTGACCAATTTGAATTATTAGGCAGCGACCCTTCAAATGTGTTGGTGGCCAAGTATTATGAAGGACAAGAGGGCAGCACTGAAAGAGAAACGCTACAACCTGATGAATATTTTAAAATAAGATCAACTCCTGCGTCTTCTCCATACCTACCACAAGATTGGTGGCTATTCAATATAGCATTTCTACATGCTGACTTCTTTAACTCTTTGGGGGGTTGGGATTGTTCTTATGAGGGGACTTGGGCATCACATGCAGATATGGCAATACGTGCTCAATTTATGGGTGCAAAAGTAACGATGGCTCAGGTTCCTCTGTTTACTTGTGATCATATGCCCGGAGGCACAGGAGATCATATGCCAATATTTATATGCCAACATCAACATGATGAACCATTGTTGCATCAGAGATATAGAGATCCTAATTGGACTTCAAATATTAACTCTCGTTTAGCAATGGATAATTGGAAAAAAGCCCCCACAGTGTGGGAGAGGAGATTTAAAAATGACAGCTAGGTATGACGTTTCTATATGTATGCCAGCCCACAGATCTCAAATGTGGGAATCAATGTATTCTTCCCTTGCCGCCTCAGCCGCTCCATATACTTGGGAATTGGTGATCGTTGGCCCGAACTACCCATCAGCAGAGTTGATGAGTAAATCAAATTTTAAATTTTTAAAAGATTTCGGAACTCCAACTCGATGTGCTCAAATGGCAACCCTCTTGGCTGAGGGTGAATTTATGATGTGGGGTTCAGATGATGGAAGATTTCTACCCGGAGCGATCAAGGAGTGTATCGATCTTCGTAAGACTCTGAAAAAAGAAGACGTTGTTGTTGTAAGATATTCTGAGGGAGAAAATTATTCTGGAAAGATGCCCCCAGATGATTACTGGAAAGCTTGGACACACCCTGACCAAAGATTGCCCGGTATTCCAGAAGATTCAATGATAGCACCTGTGGGTATGTATAGTACAGATTTTTTTAGGTACCTTGGTGGTTGGGATTGCAGATTTGAACATTTAAATATGTGCTGTCACGATCTTGCCTTCCGAGCGCAGAGAGTGGGCGGAAAAGTATATCTTTCTCCCAGTTTGGTATTAGAGTGTGATTGGAATCCGGGTCAAGGAGACCACATTCCAGTCCAAGAAGCTTACCACGCAAATGATGCACCGTTGTTTGCTTCAATCTATTCTCAGGATCAGTCAGGTAGGATTCAATTGCCATATGATAACTGGACACTTAGCCCACCAGTCTGGGAAAGAAGGTTTAGAAATCGATGACAAAAAGGATATTGGTTACAGGTGGAAGAGGATTAGTCGGATCGGCAATAAGGGATATATCAAGTCTATATCCACAATACGATTTTATATTCACACACAGAGAGGAATATGATCTCACAAAAGAATCACACATTGATAAATTGTTTTTAAAGAAAAAGCCAGATTATGTAATTCATACCGCTGCCCGAGTTGGCGGTATTGGAAAGAACTTAAACACTCCGGCACAACAATATTTTGACAATATATTAATGAATACATATATGATACACTATGCTCATGAGCACAATGTAGAAAAATTGATAGCTTTTTCATCTGTGTGTGCTTTCCCTGCTGACAGTGAGATTTTAAAAGAAGAATCATTACACGACGGCGCTCCTTTCGAAGCCCACGGATCATATGCCTATTCTAAGAGGATGGTAGATGTTCAAATTGAAGCCTATCGGAAACAATATAACAGACAGTATTGTTCCGTAATTCCCGGAAACATTTTTGGTGAAAACGATAACTTTAATCTTGAAGATGGACATGTTGTTCCAAGTTTAATCCATAAGGGTTATTTGGCAAAGCAAAATAATACGTCTTTAGAGGTTTGGGGTGATGGAACACCAACAAGGGAATTTTTATATGCTCAAGATGTTGCTAGAGCCTGTGTAGAGCTATTTGAAAAAGAATCTCTACCACAAAAAATAATTGTTTCTGGAGATCAAGAGATAACAATCAAATCCTTGATAGAGAGAATATCTCAGGTATATGGATTGGACAATATAAAGTGGTTAACAGATAAGCCAAACGGGCAGATGAAGAGGCCATCTAGTAAAGAAATACTGAAAAAAACACTTCCTAATTTACAATTTACCGATATTGATGTAGCATTAGAAAACACAATCAGGTGGTTTGAAAAGAATTATCCGGAAGTTAGAAAATGAAAAAAGCATTAATCACGGGGATAAATGGACAAGACGGATCTTATTTGGCGGAACTTCTTCTGAATAAGGGGTATGAAGTTCACGGAACTTTAAAAAGAAATTCAATACCAGAAAATCAAACAGCTAGAATTGAACACCTTTACCCTATAATAAAGAATAATCTTTATCATGCTGATATGTGTGATATGTCTTCCCTACTTAATGTCATTCTCAAAGTAAACCCAGATGAAATTTATAATCTAGCCGCTCAAAGCCACGTAAAAGTTAGTTTTGATCAGCCAATATACACAACTGATACGATTGTAAAGGGAACTCTAAATCTTTTAGAAATAATAAGACTGGTTAATCAGGACATTAAATTATATCAAGCAAGTAGTTCGGAAATGTTTGGTAATTCTATTGACAGCGATGGATACCAAAGGGAAACTACACCAATGATTCCAGTAAGTCCATATGCGTGCGCTAAAATGTGTGCATATAATCTTGTTGGTTGCTATAGAAATTCATACGATATTTTTGGTTCAAATGGAATTTTATTTAATCATGAATCGCCTCGCAGGGGAACTAGCTTTGTGACCAATAAGGTGGTTATGGGCGCAGTTAAGATCAAAAAAGGATTACAAGACAAATTAACTCTAGGAAATCTTGATAGCACAAGAGACTGGGGCCACGCCAAAGACTATGTTAAAATAATGTGGCAACTTTTGCAGCTTGACCACTCTGATGATTACGTCTGCTCCACAGGAATTTCACATAGCGTTAGAGAATTGTGCGATTATACATTCTCTCAGCTAGGTATGAATTATTTAGATTATGTTGAACAAGACCAAAAGTTTATGAGACCTTTAGAATTAAATCATTTAAAAGGAAGCACGGGTAAACTAAAAGAAGTTATTGATGTACAATTTGAATATACATTCGAATCTATGTTAGATGAGATGATCGAATACTGGTCAGATAAACTATAACCAAACGGAGTAAACGTGAATATTAAGTACCCACTTGCAAAAGAAACTATTAACGAAGAAGACATTGATGCGTTGTGTCAGTGGTTAAAGGGATATCCTCGCCTTACCAAGGGAGATCTTACTTGGGAAGTAGAAGATGCTTGGGCTAATTTTATTGGAACTAAAAGAGCAGTGTTCAATAATTCAGGATCATCAGCTAATTTGCTTATGGTATATACCGCAATGATGGCAGGAAGAATTAAGAACAAAAAGATCGCTGTTCCGGCAGTGGGCTGGGTAACGACGATATCTCCGGCAATTCAACTGGGGCTACAGCCTATTATGGTTGGAACCGATCCAAACACTTATGGAATGGATTTAGACCAACTAGAGAGAATTTGTGAAGAGGATAGGCCAGATGCTGTTATCTTTGTGCAGGTTCTTGGTGTACCTCATTACAAAGAAAGACTTTTAAGTCTTAAAGAGAAGTATGGCTTTTGCCTACTTGAAGATTCTTGCGCTGCTTTAGGCGCAGCATACAAAGACGGAACCAGAGTTGGATCTATTGGTGATATGGCTTCTTTCTCTTTTTACTTTGGACATCAGCTATCGACAATCGAAGGCGGAATGGTGAACACCGACGACGAAGAACTATATGAAATGTTGTTGATGCTCAGGAGCCACGGATGGGGCAAAGATTTAAATGAGGAAGCATACTCTAAACTTATGGACGATCATGATGTTGATGATTTTCATAAGCCATTCACCTTTTTTGTTCCCGGATTTAACCTTAGAGCAACGGATCTTCAGGCTTTTCTAGGTCTTCGACAAATTAAAAAAGCAGAATGGGTTTCTAAGCGAAGAAACGAAAATCACCTTCACTATGCGAAGAACCTCGAAGGTCACTTTGAGTTTCAAGACTGGGGGGACACTGTCCCGGTATCAATCTCTTTTGGCGCTCTAGCCACTAGTACGGAACATAGAAAAGAGATTGTAAATAGACTAGTTGAGAATGGAATTGAGACAAGAGTCTTTGCTGCTGGCAATTTAGGTCTTCATCCGTTTTGGGTTGAGAGATACGGAGAGTTTCACGATCCAATGAGCGACAGAATTCACTCAACAGGATTCTTTGTGCCCAATTACCCAGAGATGAGTTTCGAGGACATCGACTTTATCTGTGATGTGATCAAGGGATAATGAAGATACTTGTTATTGGGGAGAGTTGCAATGATATTTTTATCTATGGAGCTTGTGACAGATTAGCCCCTGCTGCTCCTGTGCCAGTTTTTCGAAAAGAGCCGCATCTAAATGATATGAAAATATCAACTGGTGGTATGGCAATGAATGTATATAATAACATATCATCCTTCGGTGACAATGTAGAAATTATTACTAATAAAAATTGGGAAGATATTTCAAAAAAAAGATATGTTGACTATAGGACAAATTATATAGTTTTAAGAGTGGATACAGGTGACCACGCATATGGAAGTGTTGATCTGGACTCAATTAACTTTGATGATTATGAAGCTGTAATAATATCAGACTATGATAAAGGATATCTTTCTGAAGAAGACATCGAAAAGATCTCTGAAAGCCACCCACTTACTTTCTTAGATACTAAAAAAATACTAGATGTTTGGGCAGAGAAAATTACATTCATTAAGATAAATAATTTCGAGTTTGATCGCACTAAAAATGTACTACCTCCTAATTTTGTTAATAAGATGGTGGTAACCCTAGGACCTGACGGTTGTCGGTATTTAGACAGGGTTTTCCCGGTGCCAAAAGTCGATATAAGAGATACCTCTGGTGCTGGTGACACTTTCATTGCTGGGCTTGTTTCTTCGTACATAAAACACCGGTCTATTGAAAGAGCAATAGAGTTTGCTAATACCTGCGCCACAAGTGTTGTCCAGAAAAAAGGAATTGGAATAGTATGAAAAATATTTGGGTAAACGGATGTTTTGATATACTACACATAGGGCATTTAGAAATGTTACAATTTGCTAGATCCCTTGGGGATAATCTTAGAGTAGGTATAGACTCAGATGATAAGGTTAAAATAGACAAAGGATTGAGTAGGCCTTTTAATACACAGCAGAATAGAAAATCTATGTTAGAGGGTTTTTCCTGTGTTGACGAAGTTGTTATTTTCAATACCCCAAAAGAACTAGAGGATATGGTTAAAGAATATTCCCCTGAAGCAATGGTGGTAGGATCTGATTGGAGAGAAAAACCGGTTATCGGATCATCACACACTAATGAGGTTGTATATTTTGATCGCATAGGGGATCATTCAACTACCGCTATCTTGGAGAGGCAAAAATGACGACATATATCTTCGACATTGATGGAACCATATGTAACTCAAGCGGCGGTGATTACTCTACTGCAACTCCAAAAGAAAATAGAATTAAAAAAGTAAATCAACTGTACGGCGAGGGACATACAATTATCTTCCTGACGGCTAGAGGAATGGGGCGTTTTAATAATAACTCATTACTAGCAAACGAAGAATTTTATGACTTAACTTTGGGACAACTAAATGACTGGGGAGTTAATTATCATAAATTGTTCCTTGGTAAACCTGCCGGGGATGCTTACATAGATGACAAAGGGATAAATGATTATGACTTCTTCAAAGATTAAACACGTACCCAAAGGGTGGGGCTATGAAAAATGGATTGTCAACAAAGAAGAATATTGTGGAAAACTTCTTTATTTTGAAAAAGGCAAAAGATGCTCTTGGCACTACCATAAAATAAAAGATGAAGTATTTTATTTACAATCTGGCAAAATGATTGTAAAATTCGGAGAGGACGAGGACATTAATAAAGCGGAAGAGTTAGAACTACTACCCGGAATGAACTTTCACGTCTCACGAGAATTAAAACATCAAATGATAGCAGTAGAAGATTCCGAATTATTTGAGTTTTCTACGGAACATTTTGACTCAGACAGCTATAGAATTAAAAAAGGAGATTAAAAAATGAAACTATCCAACCAAGCTATCGGCGCTCTTCTGATGACATTACAGAAGTGTTTAACAGAAGAAACAGATATTACAGAATTACTTTCAGAGTGGGATCTGGATGTAAAGGATAATCAAGTTATTGTATTAAACCCCCCGGTTGTAAAAAAGACTGAACCTAATCTTTTTGAAGTGCCCTGATGCCTCGATATATTTACAAGTGCGAAGAGTGTGAGGTTGTTTTCGAAATATCACACGGGTTCAGACAGGATCCAACTCCTTGCCCTGAATGTAACAAAACAGAGTTTCTTAAAAAACAATTAACGACTCCAATTTCACTTGTAAAGAAAAATTTCCAAACAAGCAAGAAGTCAATCGGAAGTGTTGTAAATGAAACAATAGAAGAAACCAAAGAAGATATCAAGAAAGAAAAAGAAGCTATGAAGAAAAGGATCAAGAAATGATTTACACCATCTTAGCATTAAGTCTTTTACTAAATGTTTTTTCTTTTTGGTATATCAGAGAACTTTTAAAAAGATTTAGTTTTTTCTCGGACAACATAACAAATTTTCATAGTACAGTTGTAAATTATGAGAACCATTTAAAGAATATTTATGAGCTAGAGGTTTTCTATGGGGATGAAACTTTAGGTGGTTTACTAACCCATACCAAAGAATTAAAAAATGACATAGGATCATATAGGGAGGTTTTTTCATTAGAGGATTTCCAAGACAGCAATTTATTAATTGAGGAAGAAGATAATGAAGAAATCTAAAAAGAAAAAGGGAACTTCAAACCATTATTTTACGTTAGATACAGAGAGGGCAATATTGGATTTTTGCAGTAGCGAAGATCACGCCACTAGAGAATCTCTTTATATAAAAGAAATACAGCCTGCATTTAATGAAATGGTTGATAAGATTGTTTATACATACAAGTATACAAACCTTGAAAATATAGACAGGCTCAAAGATGATTGTAAGATTTGGCTTACTACTATACTTGGGAAGTTTAACCCTGATAAGGGAACAAAGGCTTTTTCTTATTTTTCAGTCGTAACAAAGAATTGGTTTACACACAAGGCCAAAAAACAAAACCAGAAAAACAAAAGAGAAGTTAATTATGATTCGATGATTCATGAAGTTGAAGTTGTTGACTCACTCAGAGAAGACGATTTCATTAAAAAAGCAGAAGATCAGCAATTTTGGGAAATTTTGTTAACTGAGGTTGAGTTATGGCAGCATCTGCATCTTAAGGATAATGAACAAAAAGTATTAGATGCTGTTCTGACTCTAATGAAAAACATAGAGCAAATAGAAATCTTCAACAAAAAAGCAGTTTATCTTTACATGCGTGAGATAACTGGACTAAATACAAAGCAGATAGTTAGCTGCTTAAACAAGATGAGAATAAGATATCGGACATTTAAGAAGAAATGGGATGCGGGAGAAATTAAATAGGCGTCTAATTATTACACAAGCTAGGGGAGTAATATGAAGAAGAGCCTTAACGATTTAATAGAACAAGCGTTAGAGAATATAAAGAACGACAGACAAGAAACAGAAATACTTTTGTCTGAGTTAAAAGAATATATGAATATATCTCGTGAGAGATACGCTGATTCGGGTCCGGTCGCCGCAAAATTTGTGGAAACATTACAAAGAAGTAATGAACAATTGGTAAAAATTGCTACCCTAGTACACAAAAAAGAAAGTGTCTCTGGGGAGGCTTCCTTATCTGATTCAGATAAAGATAATTTATTTGATATTATCAACGGTGGCGAAAAATGACAAAAAATCTTAACGCCTATAATCGAAGACTTGAAAAGCCGTGGTCTGCTGAAAATAGAAATTCATATATCGCTGAAGAGGCGGAACGTCATAGAGTAGATAGCTGGGAAGGTCGAGCCGGATCTCAATTTGCTATAGTAAAATCTGCGGAAACAACTGATATACTTAATACATTTACAGATACCAAAGCCCCTCCGGGTTCTTTTCAGTATTCAGTTCGAGCTTATATCCCCAAGGTAATGGGGTATTTTTCTGAACCAGTGGCAGGCTCACAAAAACAACTTATAGAAGCAACCTGTCCAGAATTTATAGGGCCTAGTGAAACAGCCCCCCAGCCCGGCGAGCAAGCTGAGGTTGCTTTCTTTGATCCAAAAAATACTTCACAGAAGTTTAATAACGGAAAATTTTTAAAAGTTGTAGCGGCGGGGGTGTTTGTGGACACTCGATCAAAAGTGGTACCTTGTGCTTTAATCCCTGCTGTAAAAGGTCCAACGGCAAGTCCTGTAGCTACACCAGTCCCTGAGATCAAAAACCCCGCCAAAAAAACAGGCGGATCTGGAGGGACGGCACCCGGTATGATAGGTCTTGATGGAAACCCCATTCCGGAACAAGCTTCTACGCCGCCACAAACCGACTCTAATAGAATTGCTCCTGTGCAATTGGGATATACAGTTTGTGACTCGAACTATAGCGTTTCGGAATTTACCACGGCTAATGAGCAAGTTGCTAGCGCAAGGAAAAGCATAGCCAGTAATAAAAAGTTTAAACCTCGTTTTCCATCAGCGCCATCATATCCATATGGTAGTAGATTTGGGCAAAGACCAAAAGCTACAGGAGAACCCGGAGTAGAAGGACATTCAGGTGTGGATATTAAATGCCCAACAGGAACACCAATTTTGTCAGTCCTTCCCGGAAAAGTTGTTGGGGTTAATAAGTCTAACGACGAGCAAAGAGGTGGATTATGGGTTAAAGTTGAACATCCTAAATTTGGCAATATATGCACCTTTTATGGGCACTTGAATAATGTTTTGGTAAGTAGAGGTGACACGGTAGATTATGGTACTCAGATAGGCATAAGCGGAAACACTGGAAGGTCAACTGGCCCGCACCTTCATTTTGAACTTAGAAGAAACAAGACCGATAATAGAAGTAACAAGGATCCTGTAAAGTTCCTTGCCATGGACCTTGAGGTTGGTATTTCTTATGCGGACATCCCTTCATAATGGCTAAAATAAGATCCTTAATACTCGACGGATTAAGCGAAAACCCGAAGAGGCCAAGACATACAGGATTAACAGTTGATGTAAATCATACTGGTATATACGGCGACCCTCTTATTGAGGCAGTACCCACTTATAATAGATCAAGCTCAGAGAAAGTTCATTCTGGAAAAAATAATACGTTTATAGTTTTTGGACGAGACAGACCTAGAGATTTAAGTAGTGGTAATGGTGGGCAGCCAATTAGCCACTGTGGATGTATAGATATCATTGCAGGAATGTCTGGGATATTAACCCGTGAAGCTAACTCTTCCGGAGAACAAGTAGTCACAGACAAGAGCCCGGAATTTGACGCAGCAAGAATATACATATCTCAAAGAGCAAAAGACATCGACTCTACAGAATATTTTGGTATTGCGGAAGGTAAAGTCGGATTTTCTCCTCAAAGATCAGCTATAGCGATTAAGGCGGACGCTGTAAGAATCATCGGGAGAGAGGGTATAAAGATAGTAACAGGAACTGATACCAGAAATTCCTTAGGTTTAAAAATAGATGATTTAATATTTGGCATTGATTTGATTGCCGGCAATAATGATCAGGATTTACAACCATTAGTTAAGGGAAAAAATTTACAAATAGCATTAATGCAGAATTTAGATTTAATTTCTGATATCAATGCCGTGATTACAAAATTGTGTGAAATAAAACTTCAAGAGACACTACCCATAGCCGCCGCAGCGGTTGCCTCTGGTGTCCCTTCTTCTGCTCCTGCAACTCTCGCTAACTTGACACTGTTAATTGGGGATTTGCAAGCAAATCAAAAAAACCTATGGTCCCACGGGAAAAACTTTTTATCTCCAATTGGAGATGGTTATATAAACAGTAAGTTTAATAACACTAACTAAAGTAATATATTATATGACAATAACACGAAGACAGAGAAATATCATTAACCCATTTGCTAATTCATTACTGGTGGCAAGTGGAATAGATTATTCTTATGAGGATCCAAGAAACTCTTGGGTTATACAGGGTATTCACGACATTTATTTAAATTTTGGTGAGTTGCCCGTTATCGGATCAACTCTTCTAGCGGGATCAGGTTTAGCGGAAGATACATTTTTGTCCCTACAGGACGCCAAAGCTTACTCTGCCCTTTATCCACAAAATGCTAAAACTGTCATCGATGGCGATCTTTTCTCTCTTCAGGAGTCTACACCAATAGAATCCGAAGAACAATTAAAAAATATAGCTCAGACATTGATAACGGATAATAGCTCTGTAGTTTATTCGACCTCTACAACAGAGGAAGCTCAACGCCCAGAAAATCAAGGGGCTATTTCAGAGATTAGCGGATCATCGACTCCAAGCGATCAACAAATTTTATTGCAATCTGCGGCACAGTTGCCTTCAATAAACTATGACCAATCAATAGAAACATTATCTAAACTCAGAAAAACCTTCCAATATCCATCGAATACAGTTTTAGACGCACCTCTACAGACTGAGGTTAACAGCATTAACTCATCTTTGTTGTTGCAGTCAGATGGGGTTGACCTGTATGACTGGCAAAATAATGCTTTAGCAGGAAACCAATCAGAAGTCAAGTATTATAATTCCTTAGAACAAATGTATTATTTTGTGAAGAGGACAAATTCTATAGAACCTGAAGGATATGATAATTATACAGAGAATCAATCGACCATAGACAGAGTAGTTGAAGCTAAGAATTATGGACTAACAAAAATTTTGGGCATAGCTGGTAAGTTGTCTGATGAAAACTTGGCACAGATATTAGATCCGGGAGATGATATTTCTTCTCCCTTGGAATTTAGGAGCTTCTTAAGTGTACGTCCGGGTTCTCGTTGGGTGTATGCTGTTAGGTTAGGGAAAGAGTTTGTAGATGAATTAGAAGGTGCGGGCGTCGATGCATCTCTTGCTGATGAACAATACTCTCCATATAAAAAATCTAAGATACTATTGTCCTTAGTTACAGGGGGTCCATTTAGATATTCTTCTTTTACTATTTCATCAATTGAGTCAAAAATAGAAAAGCTTCTGTATATTCTCCGTCAATATAGATCGTTGATGCTTATAGAAAACATAACACCAGATATGATTGGTGGGTTTAATATTTCCTCCGAAATACAGTCTTTACAAACATTGCAAGAAAGACTTCAAGCATTTTTCACCTACAATAATGTTGAGATAACAAGTCCGGAAAATGATTATGTTGAGTTTGTTTTTTCGCCCAATATGACTTTATCTCATGTCTTTTATAATGGCTCTTTGCATACCCAAGCAATTGGCAATACAGTCTTCACAAAGCCTAAATCAGGAGGTGATGCACCGACACCAGTATCTTCGGAAGCTTATACAAATGTATTTAATGGTGTTTCACCTTATTTGTGGGGTTTTCTATATAAATCATTCGATATAGTAAATGAAACAAAAGATAAGATAATAGCAGATTGGCCAACTTGGTCTGATTTTCTTAACAGGTATACCATCCCAAGCGTTAACATAAATCCGTCAAAAATAAGTGAGGAAAGAAAAAAGAAATCGTTAAAGATCGCTCCCCCTCCAAATATATTCTCATTGATCGACAGGGTAGCCAAACCTACCTCAACTCAGGCAACAGAAATATTCAATAAAAGAGAGTTATATCAAAATATTGTAAGTGCTGGTGCTTCTTGTGGTACTGGACAGGCTCAAATATTTAATGATATTATAATGTTTGCTAATTTGGTGAACGGTAAGGCATCTTTAAAATCAATTATAAGAACTGCGGTGCTTAGGTATAAAGGCGAGATACTTCAAAGTAAGGTCGTCCAGAATAGATTAAAGAACGAAAACAATGAAAGTTATTCTGAGATTGTGGATGTTGGTATTAATCGAGGCATAAGATATTTAGATAATCCCAGTGCTACAGACCAAGCCTTACGGGATGCGGAGGAGTTTGTCAACAGAGAATTGGCTTGTATTGTAGATGTGATAGGTGAATTTATTGAGGATAGCGTATTGAAGCCAAACGGCAATCCTCCGTTAATATCTAGAGCGTTGAGAAGTCCTGCTGCCAGACCAGCACTATCTTTCAAGTTTAGGAAGACACCCTCTAGAAATATGTGGAAAGCTTGGACTAGCTTGTTGGATAGGCTTTTGACACAATTCGTTAAACAATTGATGTATGGTATTTTAAGAGATACCCTGAAAGCATCATTGGGTTGTGGACCAGACCAGCCAAATAACCCCGCAGCAGGCTTGAAATCTGCTATAAAATCATTAGATTATGGGCAGGCTGATCTCAATCAATATACAGAAGGCATTGACCTTATAGAGCTTGCACAAAAATTTGGGCTGTCTAATAAAGATATCGAAGTAGTGAATGACAAAGAAACAATAACCATGTCACCGCCACGGATAGAACAACTAGAACAACTGCATAGCGATGTATCAAATATAACAACTCCTGATGAACTTAAACTTTTGCTAGAGGGGGATGCTACAGATGAGTTGTTATCATTAATAAACGAAATGATAAATTCTGGAGAGATTGACACTGAGGGGTTTGACGGAGACACAACGGCAGCAATCGAGAGATTCCAACAATACGGAGGATATTATACAGCTTGGACCGGTCTTAGTGTTGTAGCTGGGGCTGTTGCTGCTGCAACAATAACACCTCTGGAAAAAACACCACTCTTAATGGCCCAAAGACAAGAGTCCTTACTCCCCGGCGATGAAAGATACGCTGTTCTTGGATTTAGCAATTCTGTACTGAGAGAATATTTTCAAGCTCTTGGCGATGAGATAGGGCAAGCAAAATTGGACCTCTTGGATCGACCTGCTGAAGGTGACGAGTCAACTAGCGCAGAAGATGCTTATTGTGAAGACATATCACCTTTCAGGGTAGACGCTTTATTAACAAGAGAACAGTTAGAACGCCAGTATGACGATATCATAGAGGCTAAAATGAAGCAGATAGACTCCTTGTGTAATCTTGGGGATTTACCTAGCCTACAATTTCAGATGGACTCCTTTATTAATGGTCTTCCAAGTGCAGGATGGTATGATAGTATATTAGCTTTCATAGCTAGGATAAGTAATGAGTTGGCAGACCTTTTAGCCAAGTCATTGTTTGGGGACGACGAAACAGAGACGTGGTCACCTCGTGCCGAAAATTTTAATGATACTAAATTTGGACAGGCCTTAAACGCTCAATTGGCAAATCAGTTGCCGAATAGGTTGAACTCTTTTACACAATATCCGTTTATTGACGATATATTTGAAACAAGGTCAGAAACTTTAGTAACTCAAATTGAAGCACAGCGTTTATTTCCAGATAACGTTCTCGGCCCCCGACTTGCAGACCTACCCAACACTAGAATAAACATAGAGTGGGGACCAAGGACACCTTCTGTAAATTTAGATATCCCGCCAGTAGGATCTGAGACAGTAAGAATATATTTTGCAGCTTCTCCTAATCGAATTGGTGATTTAATAGCAGAAGCACCGATAGCTGCCGATGAGAATGTCCTAGAAGGTTTAAGATTACGTGGACTAAGACTGTCAAACGGTAATCCGGGAGCCTTGGCTCAGGTCGATGGAATACTAGGAATCCCACCATTTATATCCGACGGCGTCAACGCTGCCGTCGGCCACTATACCCGAGGTCTCCAAGGTCATCATCTGATAGTGGATCAGATAATACTGCCACCGTACCATAAATTGGCACATACCAACAATACGATACGAAAGCTTATCTCAAATTTTTATTACTCAGAAATCGGGCGCTCCAGACTTCCGCTATTTTTAAAAGATCTTCTTGCCCCGGTTTTTATTTCTGATAGTGATAATTGTGCTACTACGAGGGATGAATCAATTGCCTTGGCAGCACTAAATGGTATACAAAGTAGGGTCATCACCTTTTTTATGAATGTTGGTCCGTTGATGACGACTTTTCTGGGTTGGTCGGCTCCTACAACTATAAACATAATAACCACATATTTGTCAAATAAAATAATT